CATAGTTTAATTCATCCTTGAAAAATTCCGCCGCCATAGCGCTGGGGGTTCGCCTACCATCCATGAGATAATTTTTATTAAACGCATTTACTAGCTGTGTTGCGTTAATCTCATCCATACCCTCTGAGCCATCAAAAACATCTTGCAGAATATCTGATGTAAGCCTCTCATCAGCGCCGTATCCACTCAAAAAATCTTTTAACTTTAAATAATTTGAGTCGATATCAGTGTCGTAAAACTCAATTGCTCGATCATATACGGCATCTTCGTAGGCATCATCTGAGTCAAAAGCCTTGCGACCGCCATCGTAGCTCTCAATGTCATCAATTGCGCTTTGACGATAATCACTTCCGGCGGGTATTACCGTGCCGTCCCTCCCGATCTTGACAAAATTATCTGTATTAAGTTTTAGGGGATAGACAACACCGCGAGATGCTTCACCGATTAGTTCTTCACGCGCCTTTTTTGCTGCCAAGGCGGGATGCATACCCGATACTTCGGTATGATACTCGGTTGCCTGATCTATTCTGGTCTGCAGGTCAGTGCCAACGCCAGCATAATTTGTGCTCGCATCTTCTGGGTTATTGGTTAGGTAAACTCCACGACCAAAGTCACTCATGTCAGAGGCGTTCTCGGCGTCAAATGCATAAACGTCATGGGTCGAGCCATGATAAACGTCTGTGTTGTACCCGCCCGATTCCGCTCTGGACATTCTTGATGCGGTGTCCGTAGGCAGCTCAAGTTGAGACAACGCTCGCGCCCTACGGATAGGCATGGTTGCAGCCGCCGCGAAGGGAACCACGCCAGCCACCTGCAGTAGGGGGTCTATGATGTTACCTTGCCTAATATTTTCCGCCAGAGAAGGAGAGCGTGGGCCAACAAACATCTCGCCAACAGTGGTGTTGGGGTCGGCAGGTATCTCGGGGGCACCGCCAAAGATATCTATCAGGCCATACGGCGTGCCGCCGAGGATTCCCGCACCAACGGCAGCTACCTGCGCCTTGGAGGGTAGTTCTGGCTTTTCGGGACGCATAATAGGCTGCATACCGTCGTCAAAATAGTCTCCGACAGATCCGCCGAGGTTGTAGCCAAAGATGTCAATGTCATCACGCCGCATTCGCTAGAAACTCCTCGGTGGTAGAGAGGATATTAAACCACTCGTCGAGGGTCATTACCACCGTTCGGTCGTTATCCCTCGGCAGGGAGGGGTTTACAAAATAAAGGGGTGCGCAGACGCGGATCCCCTTGTTGTTAAACTTGTATATCAGGATCGGCGTCTTGTCTCCGCACGACTCGACCACCTGCTGCCACCACGCAGGTGCAAACCACCATCCCGATTTATACGCCTTACACTCGATCGCGTGGTTGGGAAGCTCAACGTCGCACATTCCTGCCATCTGGTACTGGTCGAGGTTGCGCTTGACGCGGATAGGGGAGTTCATGCCCACCAAGAAGTCATTTATCTTCGTACAGATCGCACGCTCAAAGCTCGCACCCTTGGATCTTGAGTCAGCCATTTACTTCTCCTTTTTGGGTAGGCAAAAGAACACGATTGCATCGCATTTGGGGCAGGATAGGTTGGAAACGATGAGGGGATTACCCTCCTCGTCCTCGTCATCGTGATCGCCGCCCCACATCAGGGGTGTATCGCAGTTATAGCAGTCCATAGGGGGATTATGCGCGATCTGAAAAATAAAATAAAATTTTTGGGCAAATTCGTTTTGCTTAAAAAATAAGCAGACCCTAGAAATCGATGAGGATGGCGCGATTTGGGTCGGGGAAAACGGATCGAGTTTAGGCGTTGAGTTTTTTTGGTGATTCAGTGCGCAGAACTCAGCTATAGCTATTGCGCCCGCCGCGCTCGCGCTCAGGGGGGGTACGGGGGCACCCCCAAACCGCTTTTTCAGCCCAGAATGCCAGCCTCAAGGGATCCTAGATGCGAATGATTCTTGTTCGCACACCCCCAAGGGACTGCTGTGGTCACAGCGATCGATGCCCGACGCATGGTAAATTTCCAGCAAATGCCAGAAAAGCCTTAAATATCAGGCACTTAGGGAAAGAAAGGGGAATTCCCCCGATTTTTGGGGGTCTGAGAAAAAGAGCGCCTCTTTTTCAGGTTAGATCTGACGCGGCGCTCGATCAGGTTAGCTTGCAAGTTCTTACATATCTTTATCGTCGAGATCATCCTGCAGTCCGAGCAGCTCGCCTAGCCTCTGCTTTATGTCTGCCTTGTTCATGCCGTCGATATTGGCATTAATGTTCAGGCTCTGGCTGCGCTGTATGTTTAAACCAGCGAGCTGATTCAGCTCCTTGATCGCGCTCACGCTCGCGTTGAAGTGGCCGCTCTCAAAGCTCTCCTCTGCTATCTTCCACAGCATCGTGCCAGTCTTCTGTGGCGTGATGGCATACTTCTCCCTCAGCTCTTCCTGCGCGATCCTAATCGCCCGCGTGACCTGCGGCTGATGTCTGCCGTTCAGCATCTTGCTCGCCGAGGCAGCGGGGAAGCTAAAGCCTGCCCTCCGCGCAGCCTCCGTCTGACCACAGCTACCCTCCGTGTAGTGCCAGACGAATGCAGCCTGCATCTCTGTAAGACCCAGCTCCTCGTCTACCTCGAACTGCGCTGGCGCATCACCCGCCAGCTTTGGTCGCCTATTCTTTGGTCTACCAACCTTCTTCTTCTCTGTCATTTTAAACCGCCATGAGTGTGTCAAGTGTGGGGTGTGTACAGCGTCTGTAAACTATATATACAACCTATATAAACTATAAATATCTTTACTTTATACTCCTTATAAAACAAAGTCTTTTAAAGGGTATACTACCCCCCCCTACTACCATTAACCATATTTATCAATCGCTTACGTGAAAAAAAAAGAGTGTACAGGTCGGCATTTTTAATTCTTGCACACCTGTATAAGTTTCCGTGTCCTCTTATACTACTCTAGTACATCAACACGGAGCACACTACCTACACCAAATGCCACCCTAATCCCAGCTCCTATCGAGCAACCCTGCACCCTTTTCGCCTCCGTCAGGCTTGGTGTATTCTATGTCATATACCTTCTTTCCACCCGTCCTCCTTGGCTCAAGACCGTGATCGGAGAGCGTGCGTGCAGCCTCTTTGAAGTCACTCATCCTTGGGTTCGGTATGCCAAGATCACGCAGCAGCTTGGTCATCTGCACCGCATCTGTCAGCGTTGAATCAAACTTAACGTGCTCCAAGATAAGATCCTCGACACTGCTCTGCGTGCGATAAAGCTCGTTGCTCGCCTGCAGCATCTCGCGCTCATCAGGCGTGAGGAACCACGTCTTGTTGCCCTCCTCATACATCGTCTCGCGCACCTCCGCCCACACCTGCTGCATGGTTAGCTTGTGCCTGATGTCGATAGCCTTGACTGGCACAACCCAGAACCTTCGGTTGCCACTGGTGTCCACCAGAAACTCGCGTGCGTTAACACTGGCGAAGAATGCCGTGCGCCTCTTGTAGCTCGTAAATGCGCGGTCGTAGGGTAGCCGTAGCTCGTCAGACCTGCGCGTAATGAATGCCTTGAGCTGGTCGATGTCAGCCTTCTTGAACGTACTCTCGATCTCCCCTGCCTCCACGATCCAGTGGCTCACGATCTGCTTAACCGAGTCCTTATCGGCAGGGTTAATCGTCACGCCCTCCAGCAGCCAGTCCTCGTTTGCTGGGCACAGCTTCTTAAACCACAGCGTCTTGCCCATGCCCTGAGCGCCCTGAAACACCAGCATACCTTCGAGCGTTACACCCTCTGGCTCGTATGCCGCCGCCACGCAGCTTACCAGCCACTTCTTCATCAGCATCTCCTTGAGGTCTGTGTTTGGGCTGGTGACCGTATCGAGAAACATCTGCAGGCGACTCTTGCCGTCCCACGGCTTGCTCTCTATCCACTCCTTGACCGGGTTAAACTCCTTCGCCAATAGCTTGAGACAGTCGCGCACCCTCTGGTGCGGCATCCCCATCGTTATGCAGCGATCTTCGATCTCGATGAGCGCCGATTCGTCCTGCATATCCTGTATGAAATCCGAGTTAGGCACCGCAATTTCCATGCGCTTCTTGATGGTGTTGTACCGCGCATCTATCTGGTTAACCGTTAACACGCCGCGTATATTTTCCTTGCTCGCAATGTATTTTCCGCTGTTATTTTTTTGAAAGTCAAAGCTCATGGGCACGTTGATCTCCTGCAGCGTGGGCATGACCTCCCCCTCTATCGCATCGCCTATCAGCTCCTGCTTGTGGTCGTTGTAGTCGCCCTTAGACTGCGGCATCAGAACGTCTGCCTGAGAGCCTGCGTCCCTGATCACCTGCGC